CGAAGTTACGTACAGCATAGACTTTGTTTGACGCCACCGTGCAGGTTTTACGTAGACACTATTACCTACTTCAAGCTTAAACTCTGCAACTTTTACAAGGCCTAAACCTTTTGCCTCCATGGCTAGTCGCTGTTCGGCAAGCATTACAAAGCGTGGTATTTTGAGCAAAAATTCTTCATCAGAGCGCTCAGAGTAACTCTCTATATCAGTTACAAGTGAATTATACGTTAGTGACTCTGGTGCGGGCATGTCGTGCTCTACTCTGTTGGCATTATCAGTGGCTCATCAGGCCTAGGATGCTGCAATGTAACTTTTTCTGGGCGCTTGCTTGGTAGTTTATATGGGTCTTTTAGATCATTACACTCTTTACATACCATAAGCCCTGGTATGTTCCTATCAGAGCTCAGTTCATTGTAGTTCATTTTGAACTTGCAACGTCCGCATACCGCAATAGCTACCTTGCCGGTGGCTGCTGGTTTTAAATACCTAGGCACTGTAACACCCAATATCAGGTACCATGTAAGTGGTTGAAGAATCAGTTTCTTGATAACCGGCCGATAAGGTGAACTGTTGTGCCAGCTGCGCAAGCAGCGTAATGCGCGCTGCGTCTACCTTAGGCAACTCCATGGCCAGTCTGAATGCAAGTTGAATTATAGTGGCTTCATACCAACGTTCAGGTATGGCTAACTTTTGTGTAAGTCTGCCTACGTCTTGTATTTGACGGTGCAAGTACATGGCCATGTGGCGTGAATCGTCAGCTTGTAAAGGCCATATCGTTAAGAATGGGGCTAGTGTCTTGCTGAACATGTAACTTGTAACTGTCATAGAAGTTTGCGACTTATTCGGCAAACTTGCGTATGTATCTCGGTTGTCTTGTACTATTTCTATCTCTGATACTGTAGTTGCGCAAAGCAGTTTTTCAACAGTGCCAGCTGATACGCTTACATTGGTGCAAGTTATTAGCGGGTCAAACTCAAACCAGTAGGTCTCAGTTATGCTATCCACCTCCAAGTAGTCAATGTCAACAGTGCTTTGCACTAAAAAATCTACACCATTGCTTGATGTGGAAATATCGAAATTTGCTGTTGGCAATACAGAGAACTTAACACCTACTCGTGTAATCTGTGCGCTTCTATCAAGCGTAATGGCATTAGCAGTCAGTATGCCACTAGCCAGTACAGGCGTTGCTTGACTTAAATTAAGCACCTCGACAGTGCCAACGGGTAGTTGGTAATCTTTTTTTAACGCTTGAAATCCGAGTAGTCTGCGCTCAACACACCATAAATTAAGCCCATTATTTGCATAATGAGCCAACATAATATAAAGGCAAGACTTCGCTATATCAATGGTTTCTGCAGTCTGCTCGGAGGCTTGCTTACCGCAGCGCCTAAGCGCATGCTCAACAAGCACATCAGTACTTACTATAGTTTTTCCGATAGTGCCTGAAGTCGTCATAAAGGCCTCTTAAATTAAGCCATTATACACCAAGCATCTGCAGATGTAAACTGCTAATTATACAAGAAGTTAAGTGTAGCTGTTCCGCCAATTACAATGTAAATGCCCACCGCAGTACGCACTGCAATAGAGCTGAAGTTAAACGGTACGCCTGCTACCAAGTTAACTGGGCCCATTATGACATTACCAGTAGCGCCGGAGTTGCTGTCGTAGATAGTAATTGTGCCGGATGCGGACGTAAGCGGAATCCACCCGTACACTTCACCACCACGATCTTTTATAACACCAGAACCGGACATAGGCTTGTATGATACAGGTAAACCTTCCATGCTATACCCCTTTAAGTAGGGGGCCGAAGCCCCCATAACTTAGTTAATGCGTTGCGCGTACCGGAAGTTGACTTTGGTTAGGCCTATTGACGTAGGCGTACCAAGCGCCAGTCTCATGTATACCGGCGTGTCAGACTGCCCAGACGTATGTGGTAGCGCCATACAGGCTAGCAGTTGCGGCCCGGTAAACACAGGTTGTGCGCGGCCGAGCGAAAGTACACTTGTAGCTGACCACAGATCAGCGCCGCCAACCGTGGTACCCCCAGACAGAGTAGCTGAAGCGGAAGTGTGCAGAGTTGTCGTATCTAGATTCAGGTCGATCAACTGCGCGCCGTCTGGCAGGTACACTGTGAAATCTTTCGTAGCATTACCCGCTGCTTGAATATCAACAGTCTGCGAAAATACCATAAAACCTTTGTCACGTGCCGGCGTAGGCGTTGAACCTCCCGTCAAAGCACCTTGCATGTAAGAACCCATAAATCTCTCCTTCAAGTAATGGGGAGTCTTGTTGACCTCCCCTTACGGGTTTAGACGCCTTGATTGCCGACTGCACAACGCCATTCAGTCCAGCCAGAGCCGAAGCGCATGGTTGACTTATAGCGGGTGCTGTCAGTTTCGAAGTCGCCTTCCATCGCTTTCTGGAGTTTGCGACGCCAGAGAACCTTGAGGCCATCACGCGCATCCGTCTGCACAAACCACGCAGGCGCGGAGGTAAGACGAGAGAGCGTAACCGACTTGCCAATCATGCCAGCGGACTTGATGGGGTTCAAGTCATTGTTGTTCGTGCCGGTACGGAGAACCGAGTTCAGCAATACTTCAGCAACAAGCATGTTGGTGGGGTGCACAATCAACTGCTTCGGCGTGACACGAATCGCCTTGCCCCGAGCGTCCTTCATCTGACGAATCTGGATAGACGCTTGCTCGAGCGATGTCTGCGAAAGCGCAGCGGAGGTGAGAATATTGCTCTGTACACCACCAAGAACAGGGTGACTTGCCGAGAAGAGCTCGACACCGTCGCCGCCCTTGTACGAACTGTTGAAGGAGCGGTTCAAGTGGTTACACGTCACAGTTTCAAGCGACTCGGTCATTGACTGCGCCAAGTGCTTGGAGAACGTGGTACCAACGCGGATATGCTCGCCGTCTTCAACAAGCACTTGCGTCAAGGCAAACGCTAGGCCGTAGACGTCATAGGTGTAGCGTTTGACGTAGAGTTGACCACCTTCATCGTAGGTAACTGCTTGGCCATCAGGGATGACGGGGGCGGCGCCGAGGCCATACAGTACAGCTTCTTCGTGGTAAGAACGGGCGATGCCATTTTCCTCGGTGAAGATGAGTTTGTACTCATCAGCACGTTGGTCGTAGACACCATCAAAAGCGTTATTGAGGATAGGCTCAACGATCGCCTTGAATTGCGCATTGCGCATGATTGCACCAGCCATTTTAGTAGCTCCTTATGTTAGATCGCGGTCTTAGCGACCAAGAACTGGTGGCGGGCGATCTGCACAAGCGCAGTCGGGAAGGGGTTTGCCAGAGCATCGTAGAAGCCGTCAACACCAACACCTAGGATGCGGAATTGGCCTTGAACACCAGCGCCTTTGAGCGTAGCATTGAACGACTGCGCCGACTGACCAGTCAGTGCATTAGGCGTACCTGCCACCAGGTCAACTTGGTCACCGATAGCTGCTTGCAAAACAGTAGTAGCACTAATCGCAAACTGCCCTTCGTACACGTTGTTGGGATCGTCATGCACCCAAGCAACGATGTTCGTGCAGCCAGCAGTACCGGGCCAGTTCTTCGACACATTGGGCTTGCCAGTTGGGTCGACGTACTCACATCCGGCAAAGACGCCAATGAGGTCGTTTGCGGCGGTGCCTACGGTGATACTGCCATTGGTGTCAAGAATGACGCCGTCGCCAAAGCCGATAGCCGTGGTGTAAGCAGGGAGAATTGCATAGGCTTTTGCACGCGACTGCCCTGATGGGTTATATCGCAATGCGAAGCCGTAAGGAGAGGCAACTAGGGCCATGATCTTTGTCCTTTAAGCTGAGAAGTGTGGAGTTTTGACTTTTCGCGCAAGGGCTTCGAAGCCTTCTACATCGCCCAAATCGCGTCCGTCACTGTCTGCGCCTGCTGGTTTAGCATTTGCTTTGAGCAACTCTTCTTCAGACATTGGAAGCTCGTGGTGCAGGTACATCATAATGTCCTGGTAGAGCACTTCCTCGATCTTAAACAGAAGCATCTCATTGCATGAAATGACACCATCAAACTCACCGCCGGATACATGCTCTGGAGTAAAACCCGCTAGCTCGCTTACCTTCACTGGTACATACCCTTTCTGCATCCGCCGATAAATTGGGTCAGATGAGTTCGTGGTAGATAGCCAGCAAAAATGCCAACCAGGTACTTTGGGCGGTGTTGGCAACACATCTTGAGTCCACTCATTACGCATCTGCTTACGACGCTCTTCGAGTGTGAGTGCGGTGCCGTCTTTATTGATGCGCTCTGCATCAGCTGAGCTCCGGTCTTCAGGGGCAGTAGACCTAACTAAGCGGTCATCGCTTACTTGATTGTCTGTTGTCTCATTCTTGGCCATTATCTAGCTCCTTCGTTCGTTTTGTCGTAGTCACGATATTGTTTGATCATCTTATTGCGCTCGATAGGGTCATCCCACACACCCATTTCTTTAAGCGCCTTTACACGCTCTGCGGATAACTTAAATACACCAGTACTCCGCTGCGTAGATGCCTCCTTACCGGAACTAGCAACAACGTTTCGAACGTTACGCTGTATATTATCACGTTTTTCACGGTGCGGTAAATATTTTTTCGTTCGGTTACTGAGCTCCCGCCAGTAGTCCTCTGTAGTGGGGTCCCAACCTTCTTCCGCAAGCGCTTGATCAATTGACAACACAACTCGTGAGTCTTGATCTTTACCGCGTGGGTCGTACCATGGGTTAGAGTCAGTCCATGACCTTGCATTGTTCGCAATACGCGGGTCTAGCGGTTGCGGTTGATTGCCTTTACTACGGAATACGTCCTCCAGGCGCGCTAACTCTTCAAACTTGCTTTTGGCAAGAATCATTTTCTCCGTGGCATTAGCTACTAGCGTGCCATTGCCAGACTCTGTGCCTACACGAATCTGATCTTTGAAGTGCGCGTAAGCTTCGGCCGCCTTTGTTTTTGAGTTTGAGATGTGCGCAAGTTCGCCGCTTGTATTTCGCTTTTCAATCTCGTCTAGGCGTTGGCTAAGCCGCGAAATAACTGCGTCCTTGGAGCTCAGTTCTCTACGCGTCTGCTCTTCTCGTTCGCGACGTCTAGCTTTTTGCTCTAGACGTTCTTGGCGGCGGCGTTCTCTGATGGCTGCGCGGTCATCATCGGTAGCATCAGAGTTGTCAGGAGCATGCTCGGTGTCCTCGTCGTCGTCGTTAATCGCATTGTTGTCATCGTCGGCATGCGTTTCGCTATCTACTTTTACTTCATCGGCCTCGTCGCCAACCATAGTTGCTGTATTTTTAACAAGGTCTTCATCTTCGCCTTCTGCTTCAAAGACAATATCTTCGCCTGTATTAGCATTGGTACCCATTACTTCACCTCGTCCAGTTCAGTAAACGCGTCGGGGTCCACTTGCGCGATAATCTCATGATCCGAGAAGATGCAAAAAATGGCTGAGTTATCAGTGCCCGGTATCTTGCGCTCAAAACGATCACCGCCCCACTTTGGTACACGTACAAGATCACCTGGTTTAGCCCAGACGCCTTCACGCCAGAGTTGGCCACTGTCTCGGTTACGGAATGCAATAGACCCGAGTTGTACAACTTTGCCGAGCTGCGTATTGGCCTTGTTGAAGTCTTTAGTGTCCTGCGGCAGTACAATGCCGCCTTTTGTCTTCTCGACAACGGTGCGCAACTGGACAAGCACACGCGCGCCTAGCGGAAATACGCCTGGTGCCACGGATGGAAATGCGGAGGTTAAATCACTTGCCGGAATCATGCTAACTCCCTTCAGAGTTGGTTTGCGTAACTAATTAGTCTTCCTCAGGAACTGACCTCAATAACTGCAGAGCTTCGGCAAGCCCTTGAAGTTGACCCTGTACCTTGGTAAAATCAGACTTCTTTTTGAAATCTTTTTTCTCAAGGGTTTGCCGCTTTTCAGAAATCTGCTCTGTTATAAGCGTTACGTACTGCCCTATAAAACTATCTAAGGACATTTACTTCTTCTTAGCAGGTTTTGATGCTACTGGCTCAACTGGCTCAACTGGCTCAACTGGCTCAACTGGCTCAACTGAACACAAATCACGTACCTCTTGCGCAATGTGGCTAAACAGTTGCTCGAAAAGCTCAACTGCTTCACCCGCAAAATGCAAAACTTCCTCACTTGCATCGGCGTAGATAACTTTGAATTTACTCACAGCACTTGCCTCCTTTTTTAAGGCCTTTAGCTTTAAAAGCTGCGGCAATCAACTTCTTGTCCGCGGCTTCATCATCATGCTTTGGGCTTTTTACGGCACCGCCTTTTGCAAAGTTTTTCATACCTTTTTGATGCTGACCAGACAACTGTTTTGCTAGACTGCTCATGGTAGCTCCTCCTAGACTGCAAGTAACAAAAGAAGTTCTTCCGAGTGTTGGCGGTAGCCTTGTTCGGAAGTTTTCAGTATACCACACTGCGCTACAGAAGTAAACTGTATTTTAAACATGAACTCATTTATAGCATCCCATGGCACCTCAGGCAAAGTTTCCAGTATTGCTAGCTGATCATCGAGCAATCCAGGTACAATGCGTTTTACCTCTATATGCCTAACTTTACTAGACTTGGTGGCTATCTTCTTTTCAAGTATGTTGCGTTTACGTACTAATTTCTTAGTTATAAGTACTGGCTTTGTACCAACTACAATAGCCTCTCTGGCAAATCTTTCTTCATTTGCCTTTGCTTGCAGGTTATAGTAGAACAATCTCCAATAGCCAGACCTGGCAGCATCCTCTACACGGTTAAGCCCCCATGAGTTTCCCCATGAGTTTCCCCATGAGTAGCCCCATGCAGTCACGCAGGTCCCCAAGGATTATCTTGAGTACCAATACCTGTTATCGGGCCGTCATTAACTTCTTTTACATTTACAGGTATTAAAGTCGCGTGTAATGCTCTAACAATAGCCGTTATATCAGCTGTGGTAAGCGTCATAACTGCGCTAACTCTGCTGCATGCGCCACTCATTGATGCTGAATTAGACACAAGGTTTGCATTAGAGCTATGCACGCCTGCACCAACTAGTAAGGAAATTGTTATGGGCGGCCCAACTGAAGCACCATTTGCCTTTATCTGGACATTAAACGTATAATACCCATCAGGGCCTGAGAATGTGAAGCTCGTATCCTCATACGCTATCAGTGTGCCTCCTACTGGGAATTCAGTTATCCAACCCGATATTTCCGTGTTGTTATCTGCAGGAAGTGAAAGACTAGGATAAGCAAAACCAGGCCCACTATCACCAGTGGAGGGAATAAGTCTACCAAGAACACCAGTCTTAGGCGTCCCTAGTACGCGCTTACCAGAAAACGACTGATTCCGGTTACGTAGCATGTTATACTACCGTCCCGCGTTCAAAGAAGTTATTTACATAGTCTGGCGTCGCAAACTCGAGTTCTCCTGCTCCAGCAGGCAAACCAGTAACAGTTAGCCGCCCATTAGAGTCTGTTGTTCCAGAGCCATAAGTTACCGATACCGGTGCAACACCTGTTCCAACACCCTTTCTCCACTCCCAAAGTACAGAAGTATTCGATAGTATTGTTCCTGCATTATTTACTGCAACGTCACTAACGAACGTACCAGACACAAGTTTTGAAACACTGCCTAACAAGGCTGCTGACTGCACAACAAGAGCGCCCGTAGCCGCATGGGTAACAGCACTACCAGAACGTGCGGCGATTCCTGAAAGCGTGGCTGATTGCGCTACTAGTGCGCCTGCTGCAGAATGTGTAACTCCGCCACCGCCAGCTGATACTACTAACCCAAACGTGTTATTCGCACCGAGCGACGAGTACAGGTCCGAAATTTCTGCGTCACTAAGATATTTGTTGAACTGTACAACCCAAACATAGTTGGCAGCAACGCCTCCGTATCCCCCGCTCGACATGCCGCCGATGTACTTAGCTCTGGCTGGAAACGCGCCTATGCCTGCGCCTGTAGACTCTGTTGAACCATCTACAAACGATTTATTTTGTGTTGTTGAATTGAACGCACAGCCGAATAAGTGCGCTCCATTGTTTAGTATAACAGTAGCGCCTTCACATGTAGTGGAATCGTCGCTATATGTAATTATGTTCTTTCCGGTAGCGGACACGCCGGGCGATTCCGGAGCACCTGCTGACTTAATGTCCAGCACACTATTTCTATTTGCTACTGAACTTATATTGTTCACCACCACTAGCGTAGTGCCTATGGCAGGTGAAGCTTCTTTTGTGCGAAAACCTGTAGTTAGCGCCACTCCTTGCGCATTACTGCTGCCGTCAAGTAATGTTGTAAAGTGTCGTCCGTAAGTTCCAGTTCCTTTCGTAACATTAGCATGAGGGGTGCAAGTATCTCCCTTCAAATCTTTAATAGTGTTATCGTCATCTACACAGATTAATGCCACAAGTACTGAGTAGAGTGGGTGGCTTGTATTGAGCGCAAGTGCCATTTTTATTCCTTATAGAGCCAAATTTTTGAGTTTGAATGCGCCGAATCGATTCGCCCTCCACCTACTAGGAATACAAACGCTCCAAACCCCTGAATGCTAGCTACAGCGGTATTGGCACTGCTAAACGGTATTGTTCCTTTATCATACCAGGTGGCTGTTTGATGGTCTAACGTGTATGCATTTCCTCCACTGATGAATAACCATGATTTTTTGGCTCCAGTAGGATCAGCAACCATTGTGTGCCCTAGCTGTGATCCGATGCCTGTCAGCGATGCTGGCAAGGTATTAGCCATCTGGGAGACGGTACCTGCTGCAGTCAGTTTATAAAACGTCGATGACGAGTAACCAGCACCAAAAACAAGATAGTCATTACAGTGATGAACTATTGGATAGGCCGTAATACCACTATAGGTACCTATGGTGTTTAACGTATCAGTGGCAATATCGTATCTGCCCACTACACCTGTTGATGACACAAAGATGATAGACCCAGAAGCCCCCATTTCAGGAAAGCATTCCAGTGCATACGCACCAAAAGCTCCAAGTGTGGCTAAGTCTTTCTTAACAACACTTACACGTGTTGAAATCGTAGTCTCAAATAACCATGTCGACCCAAACGGTTGACGATATATCTTTCCATTTATAGCTACTGATGGATTAGCATCATAGATATGCGCTGTGTTTGCCGCGTAAGGGTTCCATACAGAAGAAAACAGTCCAGTGGCCAAATCAAAAAACACAATCTTAGCATGAAGGCCGGCGGGTACATCGCTGGAGAATCCCTGTGCAGTTCCTGCTAGCATCACCTGTTTTGATACCGGATCAAAACTAGCCTTCCCAGGCCAGTTGGTCATGTAGTAATTACCGGTGGACTCTAGCCAGGCTGTTAGACCATCTGGGCCGGTGTCTGTAATAGGCACTACATTAGTTGATGACGTCCAGTTCAACCACGTTGCAGCAGGCATAGCAGTTAAGGCTTCACTCAGTGCCCCGAGTCTACGCCGACCAGCCTCAATATACCCGCCTGATGGGCAACTGTATGAGAAAGAGACCGGACTTACCATTATAGAGGCGCAATATACGTCAGTGTTGAACAGGAAACCGTGTCGCCTGCATTGATCGTTAAACCGTTACTCAGGTTAATATCCGATCCAGACGCGGCTACGGCACAGTGAACAACAACTGTACCACCAGAAGTTTCAAGCGTCGCAAAAGCAACCGCTGCCGCATTTCCAGCGGCACTAGTATCACTCGTTATTGCATTAGCCGTAATAACACCTGCAGTTGATGACCCAAATGGAGTAGCACTAAGGGTAAGCGTGGCTGCAGCTGCGGTAGGTGAGTCTGCTGTGCTCCCGGCAATGCGAAGTTTCAGTTTCGGGCTTGCGCCTAGCGTCGATGTGACAAGATTTGCAATCGTGTTACGAAAGGCTGTTGGGTGAGTTGTTGACATTGGTTAAGTCCTTTTCTTCGTTAATAGGCGTACATACGAGTTGTACCGTTTCTTTCTTGCCAGTCTTAGCACGAATGATGGTTAACGTCATCGACACAGTGGACTCACTTGCCTTCAACTTATTAGGCTCTTGTTCGCTCATCTTAGTCTTTCGTTTCCGTTGTAGCACTTGGTATAGTCGTCGTTAAGTTCATCGGCGTCTTT